CTATTCTAAATAGTCTTTTTCTGTAATTACTTTTAATCTAGTAGAATAATTCTGAAATGTTGAGAATTTAAAGCGTTTAGGATCTTCAAGTTTATTTCTATCATTTATTTCCAAAGCATGGTTATAGTCTATAATTGCTTTTACCAACTTATTAATTATGGCCTTATCATTGTCCATTACTTTATAATAATCTTCTATTTTCCGAAGGCGGAAAGTTGTATTCAGCAAATAACTTTTATCTTCTAAAATCAATGTTTTACCAATATCTAATCCTTCAACATATCCTTCTTTTGCCGAATTTCTAAGTTTATACTTCAACTGATACTTTTTAGGAATGTAACTTCTAAATGGAATCAAGAAAGTTAGCCCCTGTATTTTGACAACAGTTACCGCAAATCCCCTTCCTTTATTCGTTATTTCCTTCGTCTTAAAGTCATAATCCATCGCTTGAATAAGGTCGTAATCTTTGCACATTTCTAAATTAATTTGACCTAATTTTAACTTCTTACTTTTCATTCCTATTCCTTAGATAAAAAGCTCACTAAAAAGTGAGCAACATTTCCAATGAGATACTTCTGTTGACGAGCGCGTCTCTCCGCCCCCTCATTGCCTTAAGAAAAGGCTGGGCGAATCGAAAGGAGGTGGTTTTTCCTGTTTTCAATTCTACTTATTTTTGCACATTTTTTGAATTTTGTCAAACAAAAAAACCGCTAGCGATTGCCAGCGGTCTAGTGTAATTAAATTTTTGAGTCTTTCTATTTTATTTAGTTGTGATGAGCCCGTCAGGCTCTACTGTGAACTCAGGTTTATCAGCCATGCGACCATCAGGAAGTAGCAAGTACCAGCCATCATTGTATTTGACGAAGCAATCTGATTTCATGTCGCCATTTGTTGCATCGAGGTAATACCACTTGTCGTAGTATTTCACCCAGCCGGTTTGCATTGAACCGTCACGGTTAAAGTAATACCATGCACCACCAATTTTCTTCCAACTTGTAGCCATGTATCCGTCTTTGTCAAAATAATACCATTGGCCATCTGTGTGATGTAGCCATTTGTCAGTGTAAGCATAGCCCGACTCATCAAAATAAAACCATGATTTGTTTTCTTCGATATACTCAAACTCTGCCTTAGGATAAGAGCCGTTAGCTCTAGCATACCAATGCCCTTGTTCATCCTTTTGCCATCCTTTTTTAGGTTCTTCAGGTTGAGCATCTGGATTGGTCAAGCGGTAGATATAGAAATATGGTTGTCCAGCATAATACCAGCGCTCGTCATGGTTGTTAATTGAGATACCATTATACGCATAATTGCAATGAATGATATTATCACTATCAATGAACATACCAGTATGCCCAAATGCAGTATATTCGATTAGGTTCGCTAATCCTAACCCGTTCTCTTATGAACTGCTAACGGTCATCCCGTTAGTTTAGACTATTTGTTCTCCATGTTTATAGTAATCTACCAAATTCATCACGTTTGCGTTCTTTATTGTGTAGTTTAGCATGTTCTGATTGTGACATAAGTTGTAGATTTTCAATTCTGTTATCTTGTTTATTTCCGTTTAAATGATGTACTATTTCGGTTCTTTTCAATTTTCTTCCTAGATGTTTTTCCATAACGTACCGATGTTCTCTTTGTGAATCCTTTTTAACATAGTAGTTAGGATCGCCAGAATGCCTTAAATAATCTGTTCTACATTTTCTTGAGCAAAAACTATGCTCACTTCGATATATTTGCGACGGCTTGCGTTCAAATTTTTTACCGCATTGTTCGCACTCTATTGAAATGGATGTTTTTCTTGAATTTGCTAAACAGCGAATAGAACAAAAATTAGAGTCCTTGTTATTCTTTGTTTGCAAATACTTAGAGTTGCATTGTTTACATATTTTATAGATTTTAGGATGCAAACAATCGGGACATTTTTTTGACTTTCTATTTCCTATATATTCTCTACCACAAACTGAACAAGTTAGGTTTCTAGGTCTTTCTCTCCATTCGGTTCTACACTCTTCCGAACAGTGCTTTTGATTAAAATATCCTTCAAATTTTTTTCCGCAATTTAAACAAGATTTCATTACTCTTACCTTTGCATCGTTTGATAAACTTATTTTACCACAAATGAATAACAAAGGCAACTATAAACAGTGAGGAGGGGGATTTTTCAAACTCGCTTGAGCTTTACGAGGACGCAATCCTCTAGTCGTTAGACCTCTCCGATTTCTCGGCTTTGGTACGGAAACTGCCACGTTTTTTTACGTTTGGCTTTCAACCGTTTAACCCCCAGTACCTATACATTACATATAAGCAGAGCATTTTACTCCAGCACTTGCTCCACGCTTGCCCCAAATGAAGATATCTCCACGCTGAGCGTTGCATTCTGTATTTTCAGCGATAAGCTCATAGCCATTTTTAATAAGCCAGTCATGCTCATACTCTGTATTTACTGCCCATCCAGCAGATGAAGCACCAGCACTTCTTAAAGCATAATATACTGAACTTGAACAGTCATAGCTATCAGGACCGTCACGGTATTCCATACTGTAATAGACTTGTCCTTCACGTTCACGCATCCATGCAATAGCATTTTCAATATTGATTGTCATTTGTTTTCCCTTTCAAATTATGGTAATGTTGTAGGCCAAGGCTCGCTCGTTAAGTACGAGATAGAACTTACCCGAATATCGCCGATGTCTCGGTCAGTTGGTACGGGGTCGGTAAATTGGAAACGTAGCATGTTACTGTCTCCACTACCGCCAAGATACCAAGTTCCATAAGGCGTTCCCTTATCGTTGTAAATACCACCAATAAGACTAGACTCTGAACGAAAGCCGTAAGGAACACCGCTTAAACCTAAAATGTAACAGTTTCTTTCCTTGTCGCTACCTTGTGGACTATATCCAGTACCACCTCTACGAACAACACCGAACCATCCCCAAGAAAGCCCACCAAATTGATACATGATGGTATCATTTTTACGACGTACTTTCAGATAAGATGCGCCTAGCTTTGAAACAATATTCAGCGTTCTCCAACCAGTGTCACCCGTCAAGACTTCCCAGCCTTGATTGTCTGTCCCTCGTCTTTTTATCCATTTAAGAGCGCCATTTGTAACAGCCGTATCAACGTATGTCGTCCCGACTGGAGCAGTAACCTTGCCGTTTGGCATACCAGTTCCGTGAATTTCATACTGATTGACTTGTCCCGTATTGCTACTTGTTGAAGTTGGTAGGGTTACGTTGCCACCGCCATCAGATAAGATGAGGGTGTTCCCTTCAATTCTCAATTTTTGAGGAATGCCAACACCATCACGACCGTTTTCACCTTTAGGTCCTGTAAGTCCAATAGGCCCTTGAGGTCCAGCGGGTCCGATTGGTCCTTGTTCCCCTCGTTCTCCACGAGGTCCTGGCTCTCCATCTCGCCCACTCTCACCTTGTAATCCTTGCAATCCTTGAGGACCTTGTAAACCGTCCGCTCCTCTTGGTCCAGTTTCGCCTGTTGCACCTTGAGGTCCACGCTCACCAGTTTCCCCCTTGTCACCTTTTGGCCCAGGAGTTAGTGAGATATTGCGTAACTCGTCCTTAGTAGCAAAATTGCTTGTATCAACGTTGGGGTTATTCTCTAAACGTTCAACACGTTTCTTTAATTCTAAATCGTTGTAAGGTGTTGGAATTTCAGATTTTAAAGCATAATTTTCCAACGATTGGTGTGAGGTAAGATAATTTTTACTTTCAAGTTCCTGTCTTGTTACTAGATCGCTAGTATCTTTTTCAGGCTTGTTCTCTAAAGCCGCTACACGCTCTACAAGGGGTTTGTCATTATAGATGGTGTCATTGTCAGGCTTCGTCTTTAACGCTTCAATATCGGCTGAAATATGGCTTATTTCACTACGTAGATTGCTATCGTCATACGTGCCGCCTTGTGCTTTAATTTTTTCAAAAAGCGCATCCAACTCTTGCTTAGTCACAATGTCATTGACGTTAACAATTCGACCAGCTTCACGTTCAATAAGTGGTGTCTTAACTGCTTTGTCAATCTCACTCACATGAACATTGAATAAGAAGCTATATACATCTGCTGATTGCTCTACTTTTTCAAAGTAGATATAGCCAATGACAGGTTCATCAGTCGTGATCAATGATGTATCAAATTGAACCGTAAACGAATTATCTTCGATTGCTGCATCTACTTCCTGATATCGCTTGGTGGTTTTGAAATAGAATAAGCAGATAACTTTAGTAGCGGTCAAGTTATCAAGCGTGAACTTAAATTCAGCAATGCTTTTATCATGACTATAAAATTCTTTATAAAGCCTATCTACGTCTCGATTGTTTGGTGAAATGGTTAATTTTTTCTCAATAACCTTCTTCAAGTGCTACCTCCTTTCTTTTAATAAAGAAAGAGAACCCCAAAGGGTTCTCAAATTGATTAATCTTCGCTTGGTTCGTGATATTCAAGCGCTCTGTCGCTATCTGTGATGCCAGCAGTCGTTGGATCAGTAACCACTCCTAACAAAACAAGGATATAAACAAATGTATTCACTCCGTTTTGAATATTTTGTGGAATTTCAAATCCGAATTGTTGAGACATAAGAAATACCGCTCCCAAAAGTGCGATAAGAGTAACTTTGTTTTGTAAACGTAGCTTCCAGTTAATTTTATTCATCATCATTTTCCTCTTTGATTTCTAGTTTGAGAAATTTCTCAAACAATATTTTGATAGCACCGTTTCCGCCTAATTCAACGTAGCTTTCATAAAGTCGTGAAAGTTCTTCGATTTCATGTTGACTTGTATTCCCTCGTCGTATTGCTTTTTTAAAGTTTTCTTGCAATCGAAAGCGTTGTAACCGTTGCAAGCCTTTTCCGATTAGCGAAAGATTTTTATTGTTATCTTTCCCAATTTCTTCGACTGCGTGAACTGATTTTTCAAGATCCCCGATTTTATCCGTAAGAACGTTGATTTGTTTTTCAGTTTCTTTTGTATTCTGCGTACTTTTGAACGAGAAATAACTCGGAATAATCACAATTAAAACGGGCGTGAGTTTATCAAGTAAAGTTATAAATTCCAATTAAACCACCCCTTTTCTAAAATAGCGGTCTATTGAACGGGTTGTGTATCTAGTTCATTTGACGGCTTAACAGTAGGAGCTTCCCATTTCCACACTGCAAGAATTCCGTTTTGAGATGGTCCACCTTCAAGTTGTTTGAGTGATTCGCCCTGATAAATGAACTGTTGGTTAGTTTGAATTAAAATGCGTTTGCCTTCGCCGTTTAATTCAGTGTGTTCAGGATCTTCAATCGCAAACATTGAACCAGGAGAATAACTCTTACCATTTTCAACAAGCGGGAATAGTTCAACGAGTTCCTTGTAGGTTGTGCCATAAGCAATTTTCTCACCCATAATTGAATCTTGCGCCATGACACGAACTACTTTGTTAATTTTTTCAGTGATTTCAAGTAGCTCGTTCTGTTTATTTTCAGTTTGAGCGAGCTTCTGTTCAGCTTGCTCGATTTTAGATTGAGCTTGTACGATTGCTGACCCAGGATCTAGTTCAGCTTTAATAACATCAAGAACCGCTTGAATAAGCGCTTCTTCATTGTCTTGAGTGCGGTCTCCTACAAGCTCCCGTTGGTTGGTGCTGTATCGGTTGCCTTCTTGTAAACGGATTTCTACAACAGTCGTAGTTTTGTCTCCGAAGCCACGAGTATAAGGTTTAGTTGCGAGTGCGTAATTGTTAATTGCCATTTGTCATTTGTCCTTTCACTTCTTCAAATTTTGCTTTTAGTTCTTCGTTTGACTCAATGAGATTTAAAATTTCATTGAGTTGTTTTTGAGTGATTGTATACAGCGCCTTGTAAGTTGCTGCATCGCTTGCCTTCAGTCCGATATCATCGCTTAAATTTTGGATGATTAGTTGATTAATTTCTTCCTTCATTTACTTTCTCCAGTTTCTGATTAAGTTCTTGAATAGCCTTAATTAAATAAGGTACAAGTACGAATGTGTTATATGAATAAGCCCCATCTGGATTTTCCAAAAAGGCTTCAGGAGCGTATTTCTGTACATCTTGCGCCATGATACCGCATGAAATGTCTTCGATTTTCCCATCGTATTCTTTACGATAAGAGTAGGTTTTCAGGCGGTCAATAACTTCCAAGGCAGATACCTTACTATCTTCGATATTATGTTTATATCTACGGTCAGAGATTTCTTTGTTGAGAGGTATCCATGAATACGAACCGTCAAAACGGTACAGGTAGATATATCCTGCGTTTTCTTGAATACGTTTATACGATGGTGAGTGAATCCAATATCCACCCTCTTTTGTGTCATCGTCCGCTATATAATAAATATTTCCGCTTACTTTAAGATTCCCGTGAATAACTGGTGTATTCCAAAAATGCGCCTGATTGTAGCAATACATTTCTCCAGTTCTTTTTACAAACCAAGCATAATCACCAGGTTTATTCCAGTTATCTCCCCAGTTAACCCAAAGAGCTGTTTGCCCCCATTTTGTACTACCATTACTCATACCAACTGCGAATTGGTTAATACCAGTTAGCCAATATGTGCTTGGGTCTTTGTCATGTGTACCGATTTGGAATCCACCGATACGACCTTTATAACCTTCAAGTAAAGTTGCAGATACGACTACTGACCGTAGTTTGTTAATAAAGGCATTCTTAGCAGCAAGCTGGTCAGTGAACACATCGCTTGATACTATCTTCTTAGCCATAGCTGAGTCCATAATAACCTTATCAGCCGTGATAGAATTAGTTTCGATGATATCCGTGTTTAATTTACCAATTCGGGCATCACCTACAAACAATCGCTTAAAATAACCATCAATAGCAGTAATTTCATCAGCAAGCGTCTTCCCTTTTAGTCGAATTTTATTCGCTTCAATCAAAGCTTCATTTGGTGCTAAGTTGATTTGTGATGTAACTGCACCCGGGCTGGTCAAGGTCTGGATAGCGTATGAATTATGCAACTGCGACACTTGAGTCTGTGTGACTACATCTTGTGTCGATGTGTTGTCAGTAAATTTCTTAGGTGGGGTATCTCCACGAATTAAAGAAATTTGACCAATAGCAACCTGACCGTTTTTAGTCAATAGAATCTCAAGAGGAAACTCTTTTACTTTATTAGTCGTCTTCTTAATCGTGAACGTACCAGTGATGTACTGTTGGCCACTTTTGGTCAGTGTAATTGGTGTAGATGCAAGACCTCCATCTGCTGACCATAAATCCATTACAAGTGGAGCATCAGGGACAACATCGACCCACACGAACATCCGATAGCTGATTTTCTCATCTTTTGTAAATGAGGATGTGTTGAGGGGCACTCTAAAACCACGGTATACATTGGTCGCATTCCCTGCGCTTGTAATACGTAGGAGTTTTGTATTCGATTCTAACTCGATAACATCAGCTTCATTTGCAGTTTTCTCCCACTTACTAAAATTAGTAGGGTCATAAACTAAGTTAAGATCATCCAAGAAGTTAGATACACGACTGATCATACCATCTGCAGTTTGAATAACTTGTGAAATCGCTTGGTCTTGTCGTTGTATGGTCTGAGTATGTGATGATACGGTATCACGTACATCGTTAAATTCTACAATACTAACAATTTCAGAAGAGTTAACATCGTAGTCAGTCATACGGTCAGAGTGTTCAAGTTTCATCCCGCAGATTTCAATACTGCCACTTCCATTTTGTCCAAACTGGATTGAATTATAGATTGCATCAGCTGTGAATGTGAATTGATATCGAACCCAATCTTTGTTTGAAATGGACTTGACAAAAATACGATTTCTGTCATTCGTGGTCCATGAACGCATCAGCAAATTGACATTCTGGCTTGTACTGGTTGCTGAAACTCTAGCCCAGCAGGACATTGTGTACTTTTCGCCAACAACTAAGTTTGCTCTTTGACCGAAATCCTTATTTCCGCCATTCGTATTATTTACAATCCGAATACCCTTTTTAATAGCGTTATGAGGAGCATCTCTTAATTCAATAATCTCTGTCCGACCGTTACCACCTGACAAATTCAATCCCCAAGTTCCGTCCAAGGAGTTACCTGATGGAATGATGGAAGAGTTCTGCAAGAGGTTTTCATTACGGATAACGTCTCTTAATTTGGTTTCAATACGTGAGATGGTCTGTTGAAAACCGTCAACTGATTTCTTGACTGTATTCTGTACCTGTGTAGCAGTCTGAAAGCCCTTATCGTTAACCAGTCTATCGACTTCTGTTCGTGATAGCTTCTCAGTTATCTGACCAGCTTGTAACTCAACCTTGCTTTCAGTAATAGAAATTCTGTCTTTGATTGGATCTAGTTCTGATTTTCTTGCAAGGGTTGTTATAGCACCTTCGATTTTAATTATTCTTGAAATACTTTTATTCGCTAAAAAATCAGCTGTTTCAGCATCTTCAATAGCTCTTTCTGCATCTGCACTAGCTTTCTCTGCCAATGCTTGACCATAGGCTGCAGTAGAAAAAGCATCTTGGGTGGCTTTTTGAATCTTGCCTATCCTCTCCCTTTGGTCTTCCAAAGTGGATTGGTAGTTTTTATCAAATTCACTCAATTGATTATCAATCTTATTAAATAAGATTTGTTTGTTTTCCTCGGCAAGTGCCTTAGCTTGTTCGATACCGTCAGTGATTTCATCCTTGATACCTTGAACCTTACGGTCGAATTCCTTATCAGCTTCTTTAATTTGGTTTTGAAGTTGAGCTTCAAACTCGTTGAATTGTTCAATCTTTTTGGTAATAGTTCCAGCGTATGAATATTGCGCATCGTTACCAGCTTTACTGTCGGCACTAATGCGACCACGAAGCCCGCCTTTAAAATTGAAAGATTGACTCAAAACTGGAGATTTGAACGTCTCCCCTGTGTTGGTTTTGATAGTTACCCACTGGCCAACATCAAGTAATAGATGCCCTTGATAATTCAGGCTAAACGGATAGTACCTGATATCTTTGATACTGTGATAAAGGTTGTCCAAAATCGATTGCGACATGAACAGATTATCTAATTCCAATGAACGACCAGTGCGCAATCCGACCGTGAGCGTTTCTTTATCTTTTTTACAAGTTATCCCTGCAATTTGATACTCAATCTCGCTCTTGGTCAATCCGTGCATGAAGTAACTATCGGCAGTAATCACAATCCCAGAGTCAGTCAACTCTTTGATTTCAAGTTTCCCTTCACGATTGAAAAAACAAGACATTCCGAGCATTTGAGTGGCTAGGCTCAACACATCTCGGAATGTCATTTTTTTATCTTTCGGAATCTGCTCGATTCTGTAATTCATGGATGCAAGACCCATGTTTTCATTGGCAAGTTCGATACCTGTTTTTAAACAGATTTCTTTGATCACATTTCTGATTTCTGCTGGGTAGGCTAAGTCTGTGACGTGTTCACGGTTCAACTTAAACATTCCATCCATGAGGTCAAGCTTGGTCATTTTACGGTTTCGGTCAATTTCAATGTCGTTAATGAAATATTCACCCATTTTGACCCATTCATAGGTTCCATCGACCAAAAGGCCAATCTCTGGGTAAATTTTATCTAACTTATTGAACGATGTAATCACGCTCGCAAAAACAATCTTGGCACTACCTGCGCACGTTCCCCCTGGCTTATATGTATCGCCTTTGATATATCCGTAATCAAAACTAGCCTCGTTGATATCTCTAGATTGATACTGTCCTACTCTGATAGCAAGAGTACGGTTTTTAGCAAACATCGCTTCATTGAATTTCTGTCGTCTGAATACGTCCATATTTTAAAACCTACCTTTCTATCAGATTAAACTTAGCACCAGACCAAGGTTTGAATTTCTCAGTAAATGAATAGCTCGGAGCCGTTCTGTCCCCAACATAAAATGTTTTAGTTGTTTGTCCTGACATCGGGTCAGGATAGGATACTGTAAAAAACTCAGGCGATACGGCATTTAAAAGCTGACTCATTTCTCCTTGAGTCAGCATACCCCACTCACAATCTAGTTTACGTTTAACCGTGATACGGTCACGCACCATGTCTCCGTTCGCATTACGACCAGTTTCTCCATCGATATCCTGGATACCAACTTGAAAAGACTTGGGAGGCTTAACAGCCACCCCGTTAATTACTAAATGTGCCATTTTACCTCCCTCTATATGTTAAGCAAGACTTGTCCTGCACGTTCCTGTTCTCGATTGATTTCTTGGATGGCCACACGACCAAACTCATGACCACCAATTTGGATCACGATGTCGCCAGACGGTAGTGAATAACCTGTAGGTGCATTGTTAACAGGCATTCTTTCAGCTAATTTTTGAGCTAAGATAGAAATCCAGCCTGTATTCCGTTCAAGAGGCATTACTGCTTCTTGGCCAGCTTCTCCGACACCAATAATGCTAGGAGAGTTGAATACACCACCTCGTGCATACCAATCTACAGAGAATGATGGAATTCTTGGAGGCATCAAGCTAAAGCTACCAGATATATTAAAATGAGGGAGCTTTATTTTTGGTAAGCTCCAATTAAAATTAAAGAAACTTTTCAGTCTATCAATGCCAGTTCTAACAATACTTTTAGCATTTTCCATAGCATCATTAAACAGATTTCTAAACCAATTTGGAATTTCTCTCAAAGCGTTTTGAATATCATTCCATCTATCACTGAACCAAGAGCCGACATTTTCAAAAGTTGAATTCACGTTATCTCTACCAGATTGGAATTTCTCTCCAAGCCAAGTATTCGCTTCAGAAAGTGCATCTTTTGATTCGTTCCAACGGTCGCCAAACCATGAACCTAACTTGCCAAATGCATTGCTAATCGCATCCCAGCCTTGTTGGAATTTATCACCTAACCAAGTGTTCGCTTCGGAAAGGGCATTGGTAACATCTGACCATCTATCGCCAAACCACGAACCTAGATCACCGAAAATATTAGCGATGGCATCCCAAGCACCTTGGAATGTATTAGAGAACCAGTCTCCGATACCAGAGAATATATTGACAATAGCATCCCATGCATCTTGGAATGTATTAGAGAACCAATCTCCAGCACCGCCTAGAATGTTGGTAATTCCATCCCATGCACTCTGGAACGTTGAAATAATTGTATTCCAGATGTTCGTCAAAATGTTAATAATTAAGTTCAATAACGCCTTGAATATAGCCTCCACAATTTCAAGCACCCCGTTAAAGATACTAGAAAAACCTTCAGTGATTTTGGACATATCTCCATCGATGATACCCGTTATCACATCGATGATACCTTTAATGATATCAATGACACCAGATACAATGTCTGAAAGTGTATCAAAGAATGTCTTTAATTCATCCCCAACACGCTTAATTGAAGGTGCTAACTCATTAATAATTTTCTCGATGATGAAAGTAATTAAAGGTTCAAGTTTGTCGTACACAACTCCAATAAAGTCAGCAATACTGCCTAGTAATTCCAGAAACTTCTCAACCGCTGGACCTATATGATTTTCAATCGTATCTGCAAACCCTGCACCTATTTCTTCCAAAATCGGCTGGATTTTTTCATCCCAAACGGTCGTGAACGTTTTGACGATAGATGATAATGAATCTCCAGCTTTGTCAATTAACGGCTTGATATGCTCGTCATAGACTTTATTAGCTTTTTCAAAGATGGACTTCATAGTGCTGGCTAGAGCTTCGACAACTGGCTCGGCAGCTTTGAGCAAACTAGTAAACATTTCTGTAATGTTTCCTTGGTTGCCCGTGATTACTTTTTCAATCTGTTTTACAACATCTCGGGTGTATTTAGATACAAGCTCAGTAACGCCCATAAATGCGTATGTGAATGCAGAGATAAGACCAGCCCCGATATTTGTAGCAGGTTCACTTGTTATAGTGTCGTAGAAGATTTGGCCGATACTTTGCGCAATATTCCCGATACTAGCAATCGTGTCGCCATTAATATCAAACATACGAATGAGCCATGACTTGATGTCCCACTTGGTGTCGTTTAAAGATTTGTTCAGACTTTCAGCAAGAAATACCGCAATACCCATGATGACATTAGCTATTGCTCCAGCCGTCTGACCAAGCGCAAAAGCTAACTTCTCTCCAAAGCGAGCTGCAGCTTGCAAGACCGTTCCATCCTCAAAGATATCTTTGATAGATTGCCAGATACCACTCAAGGCATTCTTCAGTCTTTCAAGGCTATCCCATCTGAACGAGAGAGAAAAACCTTGTTTAAATAAGTCCCAAAGTTTCGCTAAATAATCAAATAAGCCTTTTAATTTATCTCCAAGACCGTCAAAAATACTCTTGAATTGGTTGTCCATGTCGGTTAAGGCAACTTCTGGTAAGATGTCTTTGAAAGGTGCGCCACCGCCCCCTCCTTTTCCTTTCTTACCTTTGCCACCACCGCCACCACCTCTACCTTTGCCAGCCCCGTCTCCGTCGTCAGGGTCGTCTTTTTTGTTTAAAAGGTTGATCTCATCAAATCCCATTAAACCTAGTAACTCTTTAACGGCTTTTTTAGCTGACTTGGCAGTGTCGTCTAAGTTATCAGCCATACCACCTGAAGCATCATCTGCATCATCCATGGCATCAGCAAGGTCACCAGCTCCACCTGCTGCATCTTTTAAAGCATCCCCAGCGCTACTTGCTGCACTAGCTACACCGCCATCTTTAACAGTCGCTTTCTTGTTAAATAGCAAGGCAATAAACTCTGCTAATTTGCCAGTGACATTTTTCAATACCATAGCAAAAGAGTTCAAGACTGGCATAATAGCATTGATAATCGGCAACATAGAGTTACCGATATTAAGAGCTGAGTCTTTCAGCAATGATTTAAACAAGCTAATGCGCCCGTTTACTGATTGTGACAAGGTCGTGCCATACTTAGCTGTGGCTTGTTCCAAGATAGCCATAAGGCGGATTTGTTGTTGTGTTTGGTAGTCTAACTGGTTCCAGCTTTGACCATTTGCAAAACGTTTAAAGGCTTCTGTGGACTGAATCATCGCCACATTGACGTTGATTCCTAAATCTTCTCAATAATGTTATCGCATGGCTTTTTATCCATACTTCTTACAATTTCTTGTAAGTTCGGCATATATTTTCACCTACAACCGAATTGTTTAGGTGCTTACCACTCGTGGGGATATTTTATTCTATACTTTTTGACAAAACAAAAAGCACAGGTTCAATCCCTATGCTCTACGGTGACTAAGCCTTTTTAATTGCTTAGTTTACCTCGGTATCGTCATGTTTTAATTCTTTAAAAGTGTACCCTTTATAATGTTTCTTTTCGCCATTCAAAACTTTGTCAATAAAAGACCTAGCTGGGAAAATATCTTTTGAAGCATCACTTTTTGATGCGTACTCCCTTATTTCTCCAGTTTCAAGATGAATGGCTACAATAGGAATTTTAGGCTTACCGCCATCATATTTCCCTTTATTAGCTTCGCTGATTTTTCGTTTTGTTTCTTCGGAGTGTTTTTTACCAAAGAACGAGTTTTTAGATCCTGTTCTCTTTTTAGCGATGTCACTCATTTTCTTTCTAAAATCATCATCTCGTTTTTTACCTGTATTTGATATTGACCGTTTTTTAATGGCTGTTGGGTTATTGAAATATTTTGCGTGAGTTTTATATCTCACTTTTGCTTTAGCACTTAATTTCTCTTTTGTACTTTCAGCAAGTTGTTTATCCCTAACTCCACCACTTTCAATATTATACGCATTGTCAGATGATGATATCCAATAACTTTCTCTTTCGTCTAGTATGTTATCAGATACTTCTTCTAAAATAGAAAATTGAAACTCTGCTTCTCCGAACAAATTAAAATCATCTTGCATTTCTTTTGAATAATGCTGATTGTGACGAAGTTTATATTTGTGGTCATCGAATCGTCTTTTTATATTCTTAGATTGACCGAAATAACTTCGTCCTGTTTTGGTACATTTAATTTCGTATATAATGCCCATAATATCACCTCTTTTTACTAAGTATATTATATCACATTTATACCGAAGTTACAAATTAAAATTTAGAGTTCTACCGATTTTGGTAAGTTCTTAATCCGCCTATTTCTAAGCGGTGCGACAAAAGTCTATCGCTTCAGTGTTACCTAGTAAACCTGAACGAATACGCTCCATAACATCGGTAATGCTACGTCCTGAACCTTCAGCAACAACTGCAGATGTTTGCAACATCTTAGCAGTATAGGCACTTAATTTGTTGGTATCTTTAATAAATCCAGAAAATAAGTTCGAGTAGACTGCACCGTAGTTAGTAGCCTCGCCCACCCCCATATTCATAGCGTTGGCGTTATCGTTAACCCATTTTAAGAAAGATTGCGAACTCTCGCCCATCTGTCGCTTGATTTGGTTCATAGATGCTGATACTTCAAGAGCTGTCTGCGCTGAATACATCCCAACATCAAGCAATTTCTTTCCAAGATAGGCAAAACCAGCGAACTTGGCTAGTTTGCCAAACGCGCTACCAATAGAGTTCGACTGTTCACGAACTTTAGCAGTAGCATTCTTTACTTGGTCAGATGTCCCTTTGACCTGACTCTCAACTTCTTTCATCTTCTTCTTGAAAGGCGCTATCTCAGCGTCAATCATGACTTTTAATTCATCAAGAGTTGCCATTTACTCCCTCCTTCCTTTTGCGATTATGTCTTTCTGCAAATTCACGCATCCGTTCCTTATGCAACAAAAGCACTTGTCTCTGTCGTTCTTGTTCTACCGCTTGTTGTTCTTCTACAAACAACTCAGGCGCATATTCCCAGAACTCAAAAACCTTGGCATCTTTAGATAACAATAAGGAAATGTGGTTGGATATCATCTGCGAAAGTCTATAAGAGTCAATAATCTTCTCTTTACGCTCTTGCTTTTTGACACGGTTATAACTTTCAATCATTTCTCTGATTTCAAGTACCGTTAAATCCCAAAAAACGAGAGGCTCCCCCCCAATGTCCAAAAACATAGGATAAAGCCTCTCAACAATCTGCGTTACCGTTAAGATTACTCGACTACTGTCATTTTTTTCTTGGAAGTTTTCTTGCCCTTGCTTCCTCGTGGAGTAAAACCCGATACTTCAAAGAGTGGCATTAAAACCTCTGTCATGAATGTCGCTTGATCTCCACCATTGTCCACGTATTCATCGTACAGATCATAGACATCATCAATAGAATATCCATTCTCATACTTTTGCAATGCTCCGTGAACTAACAACAGCATAACTTTTAAAGGTGGCAAAGTGAACTCTTCGCCAGCTTCAGGCATGAAGATTTTCAATAGGTTCATACCGATTTTTTCTTCAACTTTTGTTGCTTGATGAGATGAAAGTCGTAGTTTCAACTCTTTCTCATCGTTAATCTTCCAAATTGAGTAAGGTAACGCCATTTAATTAACCTCCAATTCCGTCTGTGAATTCAAGTTCAGATTGCAATGCGATCTTAAGAGTAAACTCAATAACAGAGTTCACACCACCACCGCCAAGTTTGACAGATACTTGACCTTCAAATTTAACCTTGGTACCGTCTGGGTAAGCCTGTTCAAAGAAGAGTTTAGTCTTGTTGTCTGCTGCTGTACGCAAAATACGATAAGGAGCATCTGCCCCGTCGTTCTTATAAGCGAATTTGTATTCAAGTTCTCCAGCATCGCCAATACCGAACTCATATTTTTTAACCTTGTCTTCAAGGGTGGTATTTTCGACCTTTTCAGGTTCAATACCGAATTCAGGCACTTCTTTTAGTCCTGCAAGTTTGGTATAAGTTCCTTTAGCTGTTCCATAAGACAGCGTAATTCCATTTGCTAACATGTATTAATTCTCCATTCTGTATTGATAAACAAGTTCAGAGTCAAGGTCGACAATACCTTCAAATCTCATCAATTTATGCCTCAAATGAGAGGGGTCAGGGATATCTTGACTTTCAATCCTACGCAAACCCAATGAAGCAAAAATCTCATTGATTTTAACTGCGAGGTCGCTAGTGCTATCGTTGTCAAAGATATCAACCTTATAGCGAATTGATGTTTTTTGTTCCTTATCATCGAACCAATCGCCTGGCTTGTTTTGTTCTTCCAAAAAAATAACGACAGGGAAGTGTTCCCAGTCGCTTGGATAAGTGTCGGTCACATTATCTGCGACCTTCTGCAATTCTTTAAAAATAACTGGCTTAATATTAATCATCTTATCTGTTCTCTAATCTTTCTACTAACGTATTTTGAAATGTTATTTGATATGCGGTCGTGGTTTTCTTTCAAGGCAGGATACAAGTACGGTTGTGCTGGCTGACCATACATTTTATAGAACTCTCCCATTTTTTGGAAGTGATACTTTCCTACGTCAATCTGGTCTTCATGCACGAACCAAGGCGTGGAGCGATAAGACACATTCACATCTGGAGAAATCCCAGCGTGGCTTGCTTGTCCTTTGGGTCCAGTCCCAAGTTCGACATAAGTAGCATGGTCAAGGTTTGTAAAAACCTCTCCAAAAACTCGGTCACCCTCAACTTTTACCCTTACTTTGATACTGTTTCTTAGCTCGCCCTCATTCGCTGGCGCTCTGAGTTTAGCATCCGCCTGAACAATGGTCTTAGAAGCATGCAAGACAGCTTGTCTAGTGATATCGGTCGCTTTTGCACCGTACAATTTACGGCATTTAGCGATGAGCCTATCTGCCCCTAGAAGCTCTGACACGTTCTACCTCCAAGACTTGATGTTGACTGTATACTTTCTTTGAAATAACCCGATGTGTGACCTCTGTCTTGCTATCGATACAGACTCCGTCTTTAACGTTGATATTTGCACCCTTGATCGCATTCGCATTCAAGATATCGTTGACACGGTCTCCGTAGATTTCAGATTGTAGCTTACTACTAGCTGGCCAAAGCTCAAGCATTACTTCATCAACACTACTCGCATATCCTTCTTTAACAACACCCTCGTCTGAAACAGTCTTTTCAAACCGTCTGAGAGGGTAGGGTTTCAGTCTATTCTTTTTCCAAAACATGACCTGCCACCCTTGCTAACCTATGCATTCGCACACGCTGTAAAACGCCCGTAGACAACCCGTTGTCAGAGTAGGTAACAGATATACCACCCTCACTTCTAGACTGCTCTCCTTCGCTTCCTGAACGGTTGTAGAGCTCGATTACAAGCTCAGGGATAAGTCTTCCAAGAGCAGGTGTTAGTTTGTCTCGGTTTGTTTCAGATAAGATAATATTTTCAGCTCTTAAAATAAAAGACAAGAGGACAGCCTCGTCGCTCTCGCCTGTTAACATTTTTAATTTTTCAAGTTCCATAAGACCTCCTAATCTAAAGGAGTCGTCTCGTCTCCTTGTGTTTCGGTTTCTTTTTCAATGATTTTAATGATATCCGAAATAGACACACCGAAGCCAACCTTTAAATTATTTTCAAGTACTTCAAAGCGCTCGTCCGTAATTTCAAAGACTTCATTCTCATATCGTCTAATCCCAGCTTCCCAGTCATTGAATGATTGTATAGCTTTAACTTTCATTATTTCTTAATGTCCGCAAGCACTACCTTAGAGTCATCAGAAACAGCCACTGTGTAGAACTCGTCAATTGAGATTTCAGTAGTACGTTTCAAAGACTTACGGTCAACTTCGATGTTCGGGTCACGTTTTAGGTAAACGGTCAATGCTGCAGTGTCCTGTTCAGTTTCGTCATCATGAGTAAGTTTGATGATAGGGCAAGTGTAAAATGCGCTAGTTGTGTCAAGTTTAACTTTCTTAGTTGGAACGATGCGAGTGTTAGCGATTGTACCAATTTCCCCAGTCATGATTACATTAGCTGGATATTTATCAGCTGAGATAAAGTTAGGATCCTTACGCAATGTTGTAACTTGTTTAGGGTTGACAAACATTACTTTTTCAGTATTAACTTCTTCTTCAAACAAATCAATAGCGTCCACGATAACGTCATAGCTGATTGCTTTAGTTTTAGAGTCGTACTTACGTGTGTTTGTTGCCAAAAGAGCATCCAAGGCATCGTTATCAATTTTAGATGCAACTGCAAGTGCAAGCTGGTTCTCAGCATTACCTACTGGATCTCCGTAACCTGAAAGAACTGCCTCGTCTGTCAATTCGACAGCTTTCATAGCTTTCTTGATTGTAGCAGTCTTAGTAGAAGTACCAAGAGTAACTACTCCAGCTTCCACGCCTTCGTTTACGTCTTCAGCGTCGCCAATGTAAGTGTAAGATGGAACTGTGATAGTGTTACCAGGTACACCGACCAAAGTACGGTCAATTGTTGCGAATGGTGCAACACGCAATTTTTTAGGCAACTTAGCAGCTACCATGTCCCCCATTACTTGAGGATTCACAAGATTTGCAATTTTAGTTTGTGTCATTTTTTAAATTCTCCTTTTTCTAATTCAAAAATGAATCATACAGTTCAGGGTTTGTCTGTTTTAAATTCGCCTTTTCTGCATGGGTCATTTTGTAAAATTGAGCTTTAGTAAGCTCTGTTGATTGTTGTGGCGCAGTCTTGATAGGTGCGCTACCTTTCATTCGGTCAGATACACCTTTTTGGACTGCATCCTCCCAAGTTTTTTGAATGCTTGCGACTGATTCAGTCACGGCTTCAGCACTCGTCAAATCAATCACGTTCACTAATTCAATTGGCAAGCCACGTTCACTTAACATTGTCTTAGCTTCTGCGGTCAATTCTTTACGAGCAAGCACCTGTTCACGGTTAGCTAGTTCTTGCTCACGCTGGTCCAACTGATATTGTTGTTTCTCGTCAGCGTTCATCTTAGCAAGCTTCTTGGCTTCGTTTTCCTTGGCTTCTTGCTCTGATTTCCACTTAGCAAACTTCTTATCGATGATAGCATCGACATCTGCGTCTGTGTATTTCTTCTCGTCTTGCGGTTGGGGTTCATTAGTAGGTTCTGCAGGTACCCCTTGAGCTTCAACCGTTTCAACTGTTTGTGTTTCTTCGTTCATTACGAACCTCCTATTTTTAAAGTCGTCCCCGACTATGTAATTCCATGGCTTTTAGTGTCGTCAATGCTCGGACAATAGAAAAACCGCATCAAATCTGACACGGTTTATAGCAATTTACAGTAATTTATAGCAGTCTATTCCTGCCAGTCAAGATGTTGGATCACCTACTTTCTTTTCTTGAGCTCTTTGTTTAAATTTTTCATAAACAAAAAGATAAAAGCTACCAGTGGTAGGAATACTAACCAACCTAGTGCTATAAGCACCCATTCCCAAATGAACATAAGTTCCTCCTTTCTGAGCACGAAAAAAGCACTTAGATTTCTCTAGGTGCTTTGACAACTATTAATAAGCAAATTCAAGTTTTGGTTTAATTACAAAGGTATCATAAAGTTACCTTGCATATTCGTAACCTAATTTACCTTTAATACGGTTAAACGTTTCCAAAATGTGATTAGGGGTATCCTCTTGAAATACAAATCTAGGAGTTTCGTCATCTGGGTAACTGGATTTTACCCATGGATAAATTTCTGTATAGAATTGCATTGTTTCTTTACTAGGTAGCGCCATTACTTCCATTTCAGTACCTCCTTAACTTTTTGTAACAATATTTTATCTGATGTGTCTTCAGCTAAAACACCGACTTCAGCTACTAATTCATTGATATTATTTTTCTCAAAAGCAGCTAACGCATTAATACTAATTCTGTGAAGATACATCATATCAAGGTTTTGTTGTGTTTTCACATACGACACCAACGGAGCATTTAATGCCTTCATTGCTTCTTCAAGGTTATTATACCTCTTTTTATTCTTTTTGTAAAATGCTTTAGCAGAATCCCAATGTTTTTTATGAGTCAACTCATGAATAAGCGCATCCCTGATGTTTTTTGAAGCAAAAAATCCATCCGATAAAATTTCTTTGAATTCTTTTTCTGAATGGAAATCATCACTTATAAACATAGTGTCTTGTTTATAATCATACCCCGCTAAACCAGGAAGTCTCGATTTTTTCAAAAATACAACAGTTGGTTTCTTATAAGAGTCCAGTTCTTGAAAAACAGTATTAACATTTAAAACCGAATCTCGTATTTTCTTTGTGTCATCTTGTACCCAAAAATCAAAATCCGTTCCATTTAATTTCTTTGTTTTAACTCTGATATCATTCCCAACTACATAAGAGCGTTGCTTAGCCATTAAGTCCATTGCAAACATATCCTGATTATACAACTCTTCCCCGTCTTTTGCAACATATTTGCTATACCACTCTTTATAAGACATATCAGCAGGCACGTACTCGACCTTTCCTGTCTCAGGATTTCTAGCCCTGCGTTCTAATTGGCTGTAGTCGATATCGTCATCATGTGCGATAGTCGTAGACCTACACCAAGGATGTAGAGGTGGATAGTTTACTCCAGGAGTGGCATCTTTTGTGTCGTAGACTTTGTTGTCGTGTTGTTGACAAATATGAGATGTACGCTTATCCAGTACTGCCACGAATTTATACTTTGTGATTTCAGCATCTTCATAGCTGAGCAGTTCCATCTGGTTATGAAAGAACGCTGACTCAGTGCGAACCAAGCGCCTTGATTTACCTTTACCAACCTCAAAACGTTCAGAAATTGCTTGCGCAGTAGCTCTCACGCTCCGACCAGTCATAAGACTTACTAAAAGCTCGTCTTTCACGCTTGAAGCAAGCGCCCCTGTGTTTGACCATATCCTTTCCGAATAGGCCTCTCCTGACCATTTAAGAGCCTTTAAACGCTTGATTTCTGTTTCAGGTAACCCAGAGAAGTGATAAGCCAGTCCTGTCTGTTGTTGCAAGTCAAAGGTAGCCTTATAGTAGCTATCTTTCATAAGGTCGCTATAAAAGCCGTCTGAGCCTTGTTTTTCAGAAAGATAGATTGAGCTACGCATAAGGTTTAAATCGTCGCTCAAACGCTCTAGGCGCTTCATACGGTAAGCGTAAGCTGGACTGTCTAAGTCAGCAAGCAATCGTTGGATGTTCGGGTCGTTTGGTCTTGCTTCGAGCATTCTGCGTAACTCAGCTAGGTCTTTTTTATTCTTCATAGTCTTTAAGACCTGACGAGCAACATTCTCACTTAAACCGTAATCACGCTGGAATTTATCAAATATTTTATTTATTTCTTTGTCAAGGTACGCCTTGGCTTCTTCGTAGACCTTGTCAAACTTATCCGCTTGCTTCTCAGCTTTATCCATCTGTTCATAGATGAGATTAGCCTTCCTCTTCGCCCAGTACTCCTCGTTCTTCATCTGTCACCTCTTCGTCTGGCTTCGTGTTAGCCTGGTTAAAGAATGGCACACGTTCCACATTCTTCTCTTTCTCTTCTTCGAGTTCTTCTAATTCAGCATCAGGGTCTTCAACGAATGGCAAGAGAGAAATGAGCTGACGAAGTGAAACCTTACCTTCAAGGTTATTGATAACCTGTGACAACTCAAGCAAGTTCTTAGGCAAACCACGGCTGAATTGTGGCACGATTGAATGCGCCTCAAGAGCAATCTGTTGCATACCCAAGTAATGAGCAAAGATAGCGATCCGTTGACGAATACCACGCTTGTAGTTCGCTTCTTTGGTCTTAGTAATCATCTCAAGACCTAGCAACTTGAATTCCATAGCCACACCAGAGCTGTTGCCTGCAAAGTTCTCGTCTGTTAGATTCGGTACGTGACTGAATGTGTAGATGTCTTCTTTCAACGATTTACGCAAAATTTCAGTAGCGCTCTCGTCCAGAGCATTCTTTAAGAAATCAGCCTTGGCATCTGTTGGCAACTCCAAAAGACCTTCTTCAGAAAGGATGTTCATCGCTTCTCTAGCATCTTCTAGGTTGTCAGCTAACTGCGCACCATACAAAACAAGGATAGACTCAATCGCTTGTTCTTTGTCGTTTACACGGTTACCCATCAATGAATTGTAAGCGTCAATCAAGCTAATTTGTTGCTCGTAGTCACCAATTGCAAAGTGGTTGTTCCGATATTCAATAATCGGAACCTGTCCAAGGTTATGAGGATCTACTTGTTCGTTTTGTGTGGTACCCATGCTTGAATCACGCAACACAATGTGATAGTGAAGATTCTGTGTGAATACTTCTGCTTGATACTTAGTAGCATCTTTAGAATCGTCCTTAATTTCGTAGTAGTAAACCGCAAAAAGAACTCTTCGTTCAATACTATCATCGTACACCAGGAACACATTCTCAGGATCTATACTAGTTGAATCAAGCTCTGTCAATCCTTCCTTAGCATAGATGTATTCATAAGCACGGCCGTAGATGGACATGTTCAAAGCATTCTGCGTGTCTACCTGGTCAATTTCAGCACCATCAAATGCCACAAGCAAAGACTCGATATCACCACCAGCAGTATTGTTATACTTGATGGCATTACCCATGAAGTAACCCGTAGCAGTGTCAGCAATATCCTTGGCATGGTTGGCTACTGTCTTGAAGTTTGGCGCATTCTTATTACGTCGTTCATGTTTCAATATAGCATGCTCACCCATGTAGTAGTTTTTAAGTTTCTTCAATCGTTGGCGTTCTTGCGTGTGTTTCTGAATCAGCTTGTAAATTAATTCTTTATTCAAAGCTGTTTCGTCATATCCCTCTCGTGGATAAGTTAAAATCTGATACATTTAATTCCTTTCTATAAACCAAAATCTGACCGTCTGCGGACGGTTGCTTTAACACCTTCGATACATTGAAGGCTATATCGTAGCGCGTCCATCAAGTGGTTGTTCTTATCTTCTGGCTTGTTTAACCAATTACCTTCTTTATCACGTTGATAACAATAACTGTAAAATTCGTCCATGATATGTTCACACCTAGGATGCACATAAATAGCGTATCCTTGTAGTTTGGATACGCCTGCCATGATACTATCCTTTCCTTTCCTGCTCTCTTTGATTCGAGATATGCCATGCTCTGACCTGAGTTCTTCAATCAATCGAGACTCTGCACTATCTGCGATGATTGTCGAGCGATGATAACCTTTATCTTTTATCATCTTGGCGACCTCTTTAGTTATCAGACCAACTCTGTACGCTTCATCAAAGATATGTATCTCTTTTGTAGTGTCGTTTATCAACGAGCAACACAAAGCTGTTGGATCGTGAGTAAAACCAAAGTCAAGACCGATACAAAGTTTGTTGTCAGGATTTCGTAACAACTCATCTTTATCAAACTCTTTGACAGTCACGTTGTTGTAGATTAGTCCTTCAGCGACACCCCACTCACCATCGCAAACGATTCTCGCACGCCTTGGATTCGTATGATACAAATCCTCATAACGCTTGATATCGACTTCATCCAACCACTCATTGCATCGATAGGTAGTCGTCATCGAGAGTGTATCAGATCGTCTAGTTTCTTCATCGAAAAAGACACGTTTGAGCCAATGCCTCTCGTTCCACGGGTTAAATGTGACTGTGATTTGTTTAAAGAAATCAGGAACGTCTAAGCTACCACGGATAGACTCAACTACCGTACTGAACTTGTCTTCAGTCTCAATCTGGTACGCTTCCTCGAACCATGCCCAGCATAAGATACCTACATCCACTGTAATAGATGTGATTTTCAATTCATCATCCAAACCACGGAAGAGAATCTTCTGACCTGTTTCTCTTACTGTGATTTCAGGCAAGGACTCATTGAATTTGAATTTATGAGCGACCTTGAGTTGATTAGCTGCCCATTTGAAATCCGTATAAGTCGATTGCTTGTTCGTATTTGAATATCTACGAATGACAAGTAAGTTAGCCCAGGGATATTTCAATAAGCGTATGATGTAATTTAAAGCAGTCGTCTTGGACTTCTTTGAACCACGGGAACCCTTGACAACTCGATAAAGATTTCTCGAACGCCAGAACTGACCATATCCAGCACCGACTATCTTGGGTAAGTCTACAACAATATCGTTCTGTTTAATCTGGTATGTCTGATTCATTCGCAAACACCACCGTTCCAGAAACGTCGATTTCAGATTTATCCGTCCAAAGTCTATGACGTTTACCTAACAATTCCAAAGCCTTATTTCTATCACTATTCTTTGTTGGATATTCGACTAGTTGGGGGATTTCGTTATAAACCTTTACGCTTTTTTTAGAAATTGGATCATACTTCAATTCAGCAACCTTGGTTGTTACAACGATTGTTTCCATTGCTTGCCCCGAAGCAATTTCAGAAAGCATTACAAGAATTTGTTTTTGAGTCAAGATTTTTTCATCTTGCAACTCCTCCATTCGATTTTTAATGTAATCAGAAATTCCGACATTATCCAACAATTCAGAAGATCTTGCTTTAGCATATTTCTCACTATATCCTGCTTTTAAAGCTGATTGATAAGCGTTGCCTGAGATGATGTACTCATCTGCGAACCGTCTTTGTCTTTCATTCAATTTTCCATCACCTCCACTTCTTAAAAAACAAAAAGCCACACCATTGTGTGACTTAATACAAGACCTCTCTGCGAATTAAAATCGCAATTGGAACGACAGGACTCAAACCTGCCTACATCTCAGACCCTTTATAGTCATATTGCTCCACCAACTGAGCTACGTTCCAACTGCAAGGGGCTACAACCTTGCTAGTTTAGATACTACATTTGTTTTTTTATTTTTTTGTAGCCAAAACAACCTCTGGCGGAATCAAACCGCCTAGCTTATAACTTACCTAGGATATAAGTAGCTATGCAATCATGCAAGGCCCAGTCGCTACTGCCGACCATTTATAAGTTAATAAACAATCTGTTCAGTTTGTTTTAAAAAACTCACTACCCTTTTCAGGTAAACAATTGCTTAAAAGGCGGTGTTCGGAATCGAACCGAATGGAAGCTTTTTGTTTGAGTTTGGAGATAAAACAATATACCCGTCACCGCCAAAGGAGAGTGTGGGATTTGAACCCACGGACCGCACGTAGGCGGTCACCCGTCTAGCAAACGGGCGCATTCAACCTGACTCTGCCAACTCTCCATATCAAGGGAAGACTTACTGCCTTACCCTTAATTCTTGATGATACTATAATAGCACGATTGTTAGACCAGTGCGCTTCAACCTAGTTCACATTAGTTCACATTAGTTCGCTTTTATCAACTACAACACCCAATTCACGGATTGCATCTTTCTTCTTTTTGTAAAAAGTAGTCTTACTGCATTGTAAAAATTCAATCATATCATACACGCTTGCTTTCTGAATATAAACCATCCTTAAAATTGTTCGACTTGCAGGCTTAGGCATTTTATCAATCAATTTACTGAGCTCAATTCTGCGCTGGATAGCCTCAGCAGTTGCTTGCTTCATGTACTCTTTCAAGGAATCTTGCATGCTAAAAATATCGATGTAACGTTCATCTAATCGAACCTTCTGACCACCTTGAACCTTATTCATGCTCATTTTAGGGCTAGAAAGTAAACTAGCTTCAAGATTAGCAAGCTCGTCTATTCGACTCTGTATTTCTTCATCCAAATTCTGTAGTTCATCAAGTAACTCTTTAGCCTTGTTCACTCTCTATCTCCTTTATGATATAATAATAGTATTGAAAGCGTTGTCGAGGTAGAGTGAATGCCTCGGCTTTTTTTATTTCTCTCCAATCAAAACATTGACAGGTATTTTGAAAAATGTTGCTACATCTTCAACTATATAGAGATTAGGTTTTTTGATTTTCTTTTCCCATTTCATTATTTCTGCGTAAGAGTAACCTAACTTTTTAGCTAGTTCACTTCTTGAAAGTTTACTATCTATTCTTTTTTGCTTCAACATGAACGCAAATCTCTCGCATTGTTGGTCACTTAATTTTTCAAAATCCACTTTTATTAGTTGTTTACCATTTGGATTTTTCTTTTTATACGATGGAGAAGCATAAGAGGTTAGTGTAACAATAGCAATCCCAGTCTCTACGCTGATTTCTTTTAACGTGCCACAAGTGATAAAAGTATCGCCTTTATAAAGTGCGTATTCATATTCGAGTCTATCCATGTTCAATTCCCATTGATTATCTTCACTGTTTCTTCATAACTTAGATTTACTTTAGCTCTTTGTTCTTCATAGTCCAACCCAAAAACTTTTGGAATTCTGAAATAAATGATTGTAGTATTGTCATGTTGTTTGACGACTGAAAAAATGTGTTTGAGCCAGTCTTTTCTTAATGATATATTAGGAAAGACTACAAGCTCTAGCTTTTCTTCTTTAGTTGGTTTCTTTTTATTAGTTCCTAAATACGGATATTTTTTAGGTTTCATTCTGCGACCTCCAAAAGCTCTGGATTTTCGTATATGTTGCCGATGATTTCTTCATGTTCAGTCCAAGCATAACCCTCTCTTATACCTTTTAGATATATAGCAGGCATACCTCCAATGTAAGTACCACCATATTCTTTTTCTAAATACACTTCATGCGGACATCCTCTTGTGCATTTGATAATATCTCCGACAAAGACTTCTTTACCGTTTTTGTCTTTAAGTCCTGTTGATTGCATGAGTTCAATTTCATCAGGAGATACTGTAATATAATCATTCATGACTGCGTCATCCAATCCAATTTCTCCTAACGAATCAACATTAAACCACATATCTGATATTGACATCATCCTACCTAATTCATGATGCCACGCTCTAAACTTTGGTATCATTCCGTTACCTCCTTTTTTAAATGCATAATTCTAAGGTTTACATAAGCCATTGCGTGACTTAAAAATGGTGTTGGATATTTTGGTAATTCCTCAAGCATACGCTCAAGATATTCTAATTCTGTCTCTTCCGTCTTGTTAGTCGGCTTCATCCTTGCACCTCCTCAAATTTTACAAAAGTCATCCAATGAGTCGTCCCTCTTTGCTGACCAAATAAGGGTTTGAATGGTATCACCTCTAGTAATTTCTTTACATTTATCTGACAATCAGACCACTTAAAAACTAGTGTGCCTCCAACTTTTAGAACTCTCATACATTCTTCAAAACCCTTGCTCAAATCTTCTGACCAGGTAACTTTATCCAGTTGGCCGTACTGAGCTTTCATTATCGAATTAGGTCCAGCCCATTTTAGATGTGGTGGATCAAACACAACTAGATTAAATGTGTTATCTTCAAAAGGCATGTCACGAAAATCACCGATAACATCAGGGGCTACGTTGACTTTTTTATTATGTATCTCGAATTTTTCTTGTCTAACATCCATAAATGTAGTGTGTTTTTCATTTTTATCAAACCAAAACATACGACTACCACAACAAGCATCTAGTATTCTGATTTTTTCCATCTACTCCACCTCTTCAACTTCAATCCCTTCGCAATCAAACACCCAACCAAAGCCATCTTCTTCTAATTGTTTTCGGGTGTGCTTGGTTCTGCACCCACCGATTTCGGCTTTTGATTCCAAAAAATATTCTTTGGATAATAAACCTTTATTAAGATAGCAACCATAATCATTAACACCTTTCACTTTTACTAAATACCGCTTTTCTTTCTCGACCTCGTATCCGTCAAGCCATGCACGGGCGAAAGTGTCTCTATTCGCATTAACCCAAATTCTTATAGCTTCCCCTGCAATGCTTTCTCTTAAAATGTAATACATAACACGATACGCATCATCACTTGATACTATTTCTTCATAGAACCTTGAAGAATTTCTGAATTCAAAACCATTTCTTTTTACGTTTGCAATCCAATTCGCCACAAACTGCGGAACTTTGACTTTTTCTGGTTCGTCTAGTTCAGAAGCAAGTTCTATTACAAAGTCTATTTTGACGTATTCACATTCATTCCCGAAAATATTTTTTAAACCTTCTATCCGTTCAATCAATTCTTTAACAGTCATCTTCTCGTCCCTCATTATATTTTTCTACTAATTCATTCAACCACGACCACGGTTCAGTTTCTTCACTGATTGGTTCAACATCCCTTTCTTGTAACCAAGCTGAGAAATTAACCACGTTATCAATATAGATTGTGTCAAAATCTCCCCAATCCCAAACAGTCAGGTCAATCTCCGTTTCATTCCCGTTTTCGTCTTCAACTGTGATTGAACCATTTTCAACCCAAGCAGTACCATAACATAGGTCACAAGTCCCCGTTTGTTCTTCTTGAAAATCCGAGTTGTATTCTGTTACTTTATACTTCATTCTCCAACTCCTTCAACTGTTCTTGATACCTTTTCAGCTTCTTCTTCCAAAAATCACGTTCTGCGCTTCGTGAGTGTGCAAGCGACTTCACGCAAGGTTCGGACAGTTCTTCAATCCTTACGTTCGCTTTCTCGATTGAATGTTCTAGTGATTCAATCATTTGTTGTTTAATATTCATCTTCAGTTATCCTTGATATTTCAAGTTCAATTCTATATTTCTTGTTTCCGGACTCTCCACCGTGTCTGAAATCTGTTGACTTGATAACGTGGTAATTGTCATCTGTCCAAAACTTAGCATCTGTCAAGCCGTCTAATAACGCCTTACTCGTTGGCGACCAGTTCGGCGGATCGTATATGCGATTAGTTGGGGCGAACACCCAAACTATCACTTTACAAGGCTTTTTCTCGTTAAAGGGTAAGCCAAAGTAATCTAGTAGAGTATTCCGCCCTTCATAATGCGCTAGTTGTCGTAAAAACTTTGTGATTTTAGCTTTCTTCTGAAAGTGCAATCTGTCATTCGCTGAAATCATCTGTTTTCTGTCAAGTTCAAATTTTAAAATTAGTTTTTCCATGATCTAACCTTTAGAACGGCAACATATCACTTGAAATATCGAACGGGTTTGCGTTTGTGTTTCTGGAAAAGTCAGGCGCTTGTTGTTGCGCTTGTTGTTGCCCTTGGTTACCTTGTTGCCCTTTACTTTCTAAAAGCTGGAATTGTTCAGCGACAACCTCGGTAACATAAACCCGTTGACCTTGCTGGTTATCGTAGCTTCGTGTTTGAATACGTCCAGTAACTCCAATCAATGCGCCTTTTTTCGCCCAGTTAGCAAGTTTTTCAGCTTGTTGTCGCCACATAACGCAGTTAATAAAATCAGCTTCACGATCGCCATTTTCGTTTTTAAACGTGCGATTGACTGCAAGAGTAAATGTAGCGACTGCCACGTTTGACGGGGTATAACGTAAATCTACGTCTTTCGTGAGCCTTCCAACAAGGCAAATTGAATTTAACATAATTTTTCTCCTTTTTTCCATTTATGTTTATAAGTATTTACTAGCACTCTAGGTATTCCTAAATTTCTTGCAATATCTACATTTCTTAAACCATTTTCAAACATAGACACCATTTCTTTTCTAGAGTAGTTATATTTCATTCGTTGTTCTGTTCTTGTTCTTCTTTTTATCTTTTCTCTTTTTAAAACCTCGATGATTGTGTAGTTGTTATTCCCGCCATATTTTTTAGCAAGATATGTAATAGATTTCCCCGAAACATATTCAGAAATGACTTGTTCTTTATTTTTCCATGCAAAACTTTTATGATTTCCAAAAATAGCAGAATGGATCATGTTTTCTTTTTGTGTGCACCACTCCAGATTATTTACATTGTTATTTAAAGGATTGCTATCTAAGTGGTTTACATATGGTTTATTTTCTTCATTCAAAATAAAGGCTTCAGCCACTATCCTATGCACTTTTAAGGATTTCTTCTTTTTGTTCTTTGCGAGTTCTACTTTTCTATAACCAGTCGTCGTCATAGAGGTTTTCAATATTCTAGGTTTTTTATATCTTTCATGATAGCTTTTTATTCTTCCATGGCTCGATACTTTATACAATCCCTCGTACCCTACAACATCCCTCCATTCCTCGACATTATTTAACATTTTTTAGTTTCCTTTCAGTTTGTTCAAAAGCATATCAGCTTGTTCTACTTGCGATTCTTTAATTTGTTTGTAGTCCGCAACTCCTAAATGTTGCAAGAACCATTTCACGATTGAGCCGTCTTCTTTTCCTTTTTCGGTTGAGATTTTAGCGATTTCTCTCAAATAGTAGTTTGCTTTCTCAACCGAGATAACGGGTTCATCTTGTTTTTTCATTTTGGCCTTGCTTTTTGGTTGTTCGGGTTCGTTCATATCGCTTGGATACTCGTCCACGTCCTTTTCGCCAATCCCAAACAAACCTTGTAACGCATACTTGCGAGCGTAAGAACTTACTGCGCCAGTCCATTGTGGAATTTGCATTTGCTTGAATTGTCCTTTTTGTGTGTTCATAATTGGAACTGTGTCCAATTCTGCAAATCCGACTGATTGGAATTGTTTTTCTCCGTTTGTTACCGTAGCCGTTGACTTTACAAAAATGCGTTCGCCAACCACAAGCAAGTCATCTAAAACCGTCAACTCCCAATCTGTATTAATTTCTTTGAATTTTGTATAAATGTCTTCTGCGTTACGAAAAGCGTATTTGACATCTTTTGATGTTTTCTTTCCTAACTGCATTTTCTTTTGTAATTCTGGAAAAGATAATTTTGTCATGCTATACCTCTCTATCTGATACTCAAGTTTTTACGTTCTACCAATTCAGCACCCAAAATTTCAAGTCCATTTTTCAAATCTTCTTTCAAGCGCTTCTTATCAGGTTTATAAGTTGCGACTTTATAGCTTTCCGGAAGAAGTAAGTCGTCCACTTCCACGGCTTCGGATTTTCGGAAAGACACTTTGAAAAGTGGTGTGTCAACTCGTTCATGTCCAGTTAGTGCCATGCTCTCTTTCAAGACTTCTTTCATGCGTTCGTTTTTGCGTTCGTCCGCTCGGTTCAATTCAGTTAAACGCTTGATCTCGTTCTTGCGTGCTTCGATGTCTGCTTCGTTGTTCTTGATAACCTTGATATAATTTTCGACTTTTTCTTCGTAGTCCGTTTGCCAGTCGATACTATCAAGCGTATCTGCTTTTGTTTCGTCGTCCAAGTCCATATTGTAAATATCAAGGAATTGTCCAGTAAGTTCGTATAGTGTCGCCATGTTTTTTCTCCTTATGCGCTCCAGTATTTTTTCAAGTCAACTGCCATGACAGTCGCTAGATTTTTCTGTTCTGTTCTGATTTGTTGTTTGTACGGTGCAAGTCCAGCTTGTCGCTCGTCTTCATTTCGTGGTAAGTAATACCCGCTCGGTTGTGTCTTCTTTGCGACGATTGGATGCTTGAAATTCACTCGTAGGCTCTCAATCACTTCTTCCAAACCTCGCTTTGATAGTCCAGTTTCTTGTCTGACCTTTTCAGCTTTGATTGGTTCTTCAAACGTTGCATGGTTGATAATTAAATTCAATACATTTGTTTCGATTTTACTCATTGTTCTACTAATCAT